CCATATCCCATTTAGTATCCGCAGAGTTATAGATGAACCCTAAATACATTGTCTTGTTAGCTGTTGTATCTGTAGGTAATGCAAATTCCATTGCTCTGTAGATTTCATTCCAAGCTAAAGACCTAGTTGTACCATTGTCTTTTATTCGGACAATGAGCTTATTAGCATTTGCTGGTGAACCCGAAGGGGCTGCAAATGTAGCACCTGCTGCAAGAGCCGTAATCGTATAGAAGTTTCTTAGACTTCCCCCAGTTGGATTTGGCGTAGAGTCAGAAGCGACAGTAGTGATTTCCTCCCCTAGAGCATCTAGTTTAGAATGGTCAGCATCTAAGAACGCCTGCTCGCCAGTGTCAGGATACTTGGTAGCATTGGCAGCAATAGCGTCTAGCTTGCTGTGGTCGGCATCCAAGAACGCTTGTTCACCAGTATCAGGGTAAACAGTAGCGCCCGCAGCTATGGCATCTAACTTGCTAGCGTCTGCATCGAGAAAGGCTTGTTCCCCTGTATCTGGATATTTAGTGGCGTTAGCAGCAATAGCGTCCAGCTTAGTAATCTGTGCTGCTGTAGCATGACCTTGAGCACCTGACGTAGCATCCCTAGCGTCATGGTCGAACGCCCACTCGCTTGTTACTGTTTTCGTTGCGTCATCTTCAGTGGGTGGGTTTTCTAGGGCTGCTATCTTAACTACCGCAGCGTCTAGGGCTGAAACATCTACCCCATCAATGGTCATCGTATGCGCGTCAGTAGAGTGCTTGGTGTTTTCTACGTTGTCAAGGCTTAAATCCTGCTTGACCTCAGTGTAGTCTCTGCCTCTGACGGTATCAGCATCAGTGAACTGGGCGTAATCGTTGGCTTGGGGTGTGCCAGAAATATCAACAGTTCCACTAGCACCAGCAGCAACAAGCTCAGCCAGTGTCTTCGTGCCCGTAACAGCATCCGTAAACGTCATGTTGTTCGAGCCGTCCTTGTCAACATAGGTTGTTTCGTTATCAACTAGCAACCTACTGACCAACACTGGCTCACCGCTTATAACTTCTACGTAATCACCAGCGTCCTTAAATTGTGGGTGACCTAAGAGCTTTGTCATCTAGCCTCCTAGCTATGTACAAATGGTTTTGGTTTGCTGGCAATAGGGAGAGTCACGCCGTCCTTCCCTAGTTCGGCAATCCTCTTTGTCAACTCTGCCTCATGCTGTGCAAGGGTCTTGGCTACCTCTACCCGCTTGGTTTCGAGGTCTTTGTTGGCATCCTCAAGAGACACACGTTTGGCTATCTCTTTCTTGTTGCCCTCAATCTGAGCCTCTATGCCACTCAGGGTCTCAGCGACACCATCTATTACCCCTCGCAGAGCAGTAGCATCATTGATTGCTTTGAGCATTTTATCGTAATTCATTCTCATTTCTCCTTATCCGTGTTTAAGCCACGTTACGTTCAGCTTTTTTGAGGAAGCAGTACCCTTTAGTACAAACCCGCCATTCCTTACGAAGTTTAGCTGGTCTACATAACTTGTACTTGCCTCCATGTAGGCGTAGAGGTCATTCTTGTAGACGGGTATAATCTCATTGACATCTACTTCAGCAGACAGAGTACCAGTCGGGCAGAATCTTATCCAGTAACACTTCTGGTATAGGGGTATTGCGTGTGTTCCCAAGGTTGTCCTTACCCAAGTTGTAGGCAGTGTCCATGTGTAGACACCATCCACTGCCAAAGTGCCAGTGCTGTCAGTTCCGTCTGAATCACCAGCTACATCGGTAAACGCCAAGGTTGCATCCAATCCCACTGCGGTTGAAGCAAATTCAACGTCTAAGTCTACATGATTGGCATTGACGTTAGAGCCCATGTCAATTTGAATGCCCTGTACTGGCTCGGTAAATCCCAAGTAGAGATAGTCACCAGTAGCCATAGCGTCCAGCGGAACGTGAGTTGCAGATAGCCCGTCCGTTGCGTATACTTTGTAACTTGTATACGTGCCAGCGGAAGTATCGTAGTAAAGTACGTTCACTAAAGCAGGAGACAAGGCACGCCTCCACGCTGTATCGCTGAACATGATTACTCCATCAAACCCTGTTCTAAACGCAAGGTAGGTTGCATTAGCATTAACTACCGTTAGTTCTACGCCTTCTTGCGCGATTAGGGGCTTGTCCCATGTTTGCGTTGCCATCTTTTATTGTCCTCCTTCTAGGAATTTGGGGGGTGATTATAGGCTCACCCCTCGAAGCCCTTAGAATCCTGTGCCAATCGTGGGTCTAGGTGGGCCTAGTCCTTTTGCCATAGCCTTTTCGTAACGTGCTCGGTGCATATCACCGCCAGCGAAGCTCTGTGCCCCTTCCTCTTGGTTAAGAGTACCCAGAACCCTATCCCTTCCAGTTTCAGGCATGGTGAAACCACCATACGAGAATACTCGCCTCATCACTCGCCCGCACTTACAGGGCTGGCTATCCCCCGCCCTACTCATAGGACGGGAGACTTCAGCATTAGTCTTACAGTTATCACACACAAACTCATAAATTGGCATAACCACTCCACTTCTTATGTTGCAGGGTATCCCTCCGTACCACCTTCGTAGTTACAACCAAAACTATTCTGGTCGGCAGAACCATTGTTCAGCCAAGGTGGGCCAGTCGCGGCATCCGCACTACCAAAGTTGGCAGAATTACCATCAATCCAACAGCCTCGGCAGTCATTCCCAATGGTGATAGCTGAGCCTGCGGTATCTGCATCCATCTTAAAGGTGTTGTTTAGTATCATCCCTCCAGCTACTCCATCTAGGTTAATTGCCACTCCCGGGATTCCCATGAAGATGTTTCTTTGGATTAGAACGTTCTTTGAGGCTGTAAGGATTCCGGGACTATGGACTATGTTAATGGCATTAACGGAAATTAGCCCTTTGCTATTGTCACCAGAACCGTAAAACGTGCAATCCTCAATCGTCCATGCGAAACACTCAGCCCCTTGGTTGTCGTTGTGAATCCCGTAGTCAGGAGTTCCCTTTGTTAAAAGACTCCCAAAGTTACAGTGATGTATCCACGCGCCAACTCCCTGAGCACTTGCGTCAGGCATTCCAATGCCGCCCTTACCAGTAGTGCCTCCACCAAAACCGAATCCAGCCACTTCGCAATGGTAGCCAGTATCTAGTGGAAACTCCAGAACATTATCCGTCTCATTGGTATGAACTAGGCGAATTGATGCTCCCTGTGAACTGTGACTGCATAAACCTACAAGGTGAACACAGTGCTTGTTCATCAAGATGGGGGTAGTGGTTGTGACATCAGAGGTTGCCCTCCTCATTACAAAGATGTAGTCATTGTACCAGTTGGTACACGCATCGATAGCAGCTTGTATTGTATTCTTGGCGTAGTTAGGGTCAAGCCCGCTAAAGGCATCACTACCGTTGCCAAAGTCTACAAAGAGAACTTTTCCTATCCCTATTCCAGCAAAGCTAGAAACGGGAAATCCTACTTTGACTGCACCAGTGAAGTCCACTTTTCTTGTTACTCTTAATTGTTGTGTCATTTTTCTCCTTTCTCATTTATTTTTAGACGCTTCGGAGTAGTGTTTCCCCTACGTCTGTTTAGGCATAACACCACCAGTATAGGGCGCAGTGCCCTTCAACTGATGTCGTCTGCTTGGGTATCCTCCCTCACCCTTCATTTTGACCATGATGCGGGAAGACGGAAGCCTCCGCATTGAAGTATTACAACATTGCGGGGCCTCCGCGTGCATTATCAGCACTTCCCTTGTCCGACCACATATATCACAATGATAGTCGAACAAAGGCATTAGGACTTCCTCGTGAAGAACGGTACGCCGAAGGTGTCCCGAAGTTCCGCAGAGCCGTAGATAATCTTGACCTGATAGACGATTTGGTGTTCTAGCTGGTCAACTATCCGTTGGGAATAAGGGTTCTTCTGGATAACACATCCGATGGCATCTGGGTGCATCAGCACACCGTAGTTGCCAGTCGAGGCTGCGGTGAGGTTATTAGTGAGCAGAACCTTGACATCATACAGGTTACCGAACTGCCCCGTGGCGACTACTGGGTTTTTCACGTAGTCGTTCCGAACAAACTTGTCAATCTTGAGTAAGTCTGCCCTCATTGACGGGTCACCGATTAGAACTCGCCCCTCTGTGGGGACATCCGACTCATCCAGTGTTTCCACCAGATAGATAAAGATGTCATCAGAGAAGGTCTGTCCGTCAGTGCCGTAGGCTGAGGCGGAATATCCACCGAGACTTGAGAAGTACGCACTCATGTCGATGTCGAGCTTCTTAGCGATAGCGTAACCGCAAGATTGGGCAGCCTTGCCCAAATAGTCAAGATGGTCTTGCACTGTCTGCATCTCGCTTTCCTCAACACGTACACCTTGCCACTGGTCAACGGTAATACTGGTGGGAGTTCCTACACAATCCTGAGCAGTTAGCTCAGTACCAGCGGTGACAGAACCCACACTAGGCTCGCTAAGCACGGAAATGCTTACCTTTGTACCCTTCACCAAGTCAGGCGTGAATTTGTGATTACAATGGGGGACGATGACCAGATTCCTTCTAGTATGAGCTATTACAATTTGACTATAGGTTTCTCCAATCCAATCCCCCGTAATCATTTCAGCGATGGTTGGGTCGTTAGCCATTGTAGCTTATCTCCTTTTATGTATTTTACTTGAGCTTACCCTCTACCATAGCCTTATTGATAGCTTCGGCATTTTGAATAATCTCCTCATCGGACATATTCTTTATCTTGTCTAGGGTATAGCCTGTGCTACCAGCAGTAGGTGCTCCAACGCCTCCTTGTGTAAGTCCTCCTTGTTTTAGCGTTTCTTGCACCGCGGCGGTAATTTCTGCCTTTCTTGCGGCTGCACCTGTGCCAGCTATTGTACCTTTGAGATGCTCCCGAGCCTCTGAGAAGTTCCTGTTGTCAGACAGGGCTTCCTGAACCTCTGTGCTCTCAATGGTCAAACCTTGGCTAATCATGTAACCGTAGAATAGTTGTTGTTCTTCGGATAGTGGCTGGCTTGCTTGGGCAGTAGCCTCTGCTTTCCTCTTGGCTGTGAGTTGCTCCGTATAGGAGGCTGTGGGTTTCTCATTAAGTTCCCCTGCTCCGCCTTGATTCTGCTTGTCCAATGCTTCAGCTACCCAGTCCGACATTCCTCCAAACTCTTGTCTCAGGGTTTCAATATCTTGCTTGGTAACCCCTTGACTCCTGATGACTCCTTGCAGCCTCTTTACCTCTTGCTTATCCTTGCCGCCTTGTTCTGTAAGGGTCAACACCGCCTGCTTTAGTTCTTCAGTAGTGGGTTCTGTTGGTTCTACAACCGCTTCAGCCGCATCCTTCTCCACAGTGGGAGGGCTTTGCGTTACATCATCTGTTGCTTTTACCATATTTCTACCTCCTTGTTCGAGCTTCCTTTCGGGGCTATCGAACACTTGGTAAAATCTCCGCCGACTACGGAGATAATAAAACCCGAACCGACCATTCGGGGTTTCATCCAAAAAATAATAGGGTGAAATCTTTGATTAATGTAAAGACACTGGTTCACCCACTTAACCCCCTAAAAATCGGCTTAAAACCGCCAATCAGGGGATTCTGGGGGGGTATGCCCCCTAAGAATTTAGGCTATTGAAATGAGCCTTTGTACCCGCGGTATTAGCATTCCCTTCAGGCACATCAGCCCAACTATCATAGCCCCATGCTTGTGCGTATAAATCACGGTATTCACTCGTAACGTCATCCTTATTTGAAAGTGCATACTGTGAGAATATTATCTGTCTCGGGTCACTGTTCCTTATTGCCCTTTCCAGTTGAACTGCATAGGGGGTTGGGAGTCCTGCTAGCTGTCCTACTGCCTTAGCATAATGCTCTATCGTGCTAACCACATGGTCAGTATCAATATCTTTCAGGGGGTCTCCACCCTGTTCCAGTATCTTGACAGTACCTTGGATAGCCCATTCCATCTCTCTTAATGTAGAGAAGGCAGGACTGGCTTCTGCACGGAAGCCCTCACCTGACATCCACCCCCAGAGTGATTGTAAAATCTGCCCGACAGCAAGTAGGTAGTTGCCTGCCCCGAGTATGGCTACCCTTAGTTGGTGCTCCTTCTTCCACTGGAAGGCATCTGATACTACCTGAAATAGCATGGGTAAGACCCACCATGCTAGAACTAGATTCGCTATATTCCTTCCCTTTGAGCCGCGCCCTGCTTTGAGATTCCAAATACTGCTGGCAATCAAGCGGTAATACTTATTAGGCTGGCTCTGGAACATGGTAAACAATTTACCCCATGAACCCGTCTTACGCAAGGCTGCCATGTCTTCTATCCCAAACGAGGGCTGAGTGCGGTCAGTGGCTATCTCTGCGTGAGTAATAGCGTCTTCCTTGGACATCTTCTGCTTCAGCATTGACCGATAGACTGCCCATGCACCAGCCTGTGTAACGGCTGTATCTACCGTGGTTATCCCCAACATAAAGAGGTCACGCCAGTTTTTCACTTGGGATAACCTACCCCCTACATCCTTACTCTTGACAAGGCGAACATCTCTTTCATGTCCTCTGCCCCATCGTTCTGATAGGTGTCCAGATAACTCCTTCAACTCTTTAATGCTTGCCATGGGGTGTGCCCAAAAATCAGCAATTCCAGAGAAGAAGTCCCCTATTGGCATTGGCTGATAGGTTAGGTATGCAGGTAAGGATAACGCCTGCTTAATACTGACAGCAACTTTTACTCCCAGTGCGGCAAGGGTGAAGTGCCCCCTTAATTTATCAATAGCACTCACGATATTAGCCTGAGCCCTTCCATCACTGGCTATCTGGTCTAGGTGAATATCTATGTGCTTTACGGCTTCCTCTCCATGATATTGCCTAATGGCAGTCCTAACATCCTTGTTCCCGAATATCATCCGAGCCTCTTTCATGGAAAGGGCAAACGCCTTGAAGTGCTCCATCTCGACAATGTGACGCATGTGAATATCAAAGACATCTGTGAATTGCAACGGTATCTTATTCTTAGTCCTTGCCAATAGACTCTTACTCGTGATACCTGCAATCCTGTATCCATTCGCAGCCATAAGCAGGTGGGCATAAGCACCTGATTCCTTCTCCCTTGTCAGGTGTACCCAGTGAGGGTTCTCAGGGAATGGTATATGATACTTAGCCTCGAACACGGGCTTGATAGTCTGCCCGTATTCCTGATAAAATTCCGTGAGCCAGTTGGCAAACTCTATATCTTCCTTCGTCATCGAGCTCCTGACGGCGCTCATTATCTCATCAGTCCACTTCATCCCATCACGGAAAGTCTCATCCAGAGTAGGGTCTTGCATCTCAAGATACTTCTGTATAATTTGAGACTTGGACAATACTAAGTGTTGACTTATCCCATCAGTATCGGGGAATGTGCCAAGGTCTATCTTGTCACGCCTCATTCTCCCTATAACTTGAGCAAGGGGTCTCCCCATCTTTGCTCCATATATCCTGCTTAAAGCCTCCCCAGTCCTTCTATCATGGTATTCTATTACACCTTTTTGCTGGAGGCTACGGGACATGTGTAACTTGAATCCTATCTGGTTAGCGAGACCCTGATAGGGCTTGGTCTTGCTAAACCTGCTAATCCAGTCAAATGCATCATCCATCCCGAACTGCCAGAAGGTAATAAACTCTTTCGCCTTGGACATTCTGGGGTGCAAAGCCCTTGTATCAACAGTCCCAACTCCAGCCTTTATACCCCTGCCACCAGTGAACTCATCTATGGCTGCCTCTGAGTTAGTCATCTGCGCCTTCTCTGCCTCTTTCTGGGCAGCAAATAATCCGCGTCCAGTTGCCTTTAGGGACTTAATCTCGTTCAGAGTGAAAGCTAACTCGCTAGAGGACATTCCCTTTAGTCCTGATACCTGTAATATTTCGTTAGCCTTTTGCCCGTCCTCAATGGATATTTTGCCTTCATCCATAGCCTGAGCGTTGTCAATGAGCTTCGCCCTGACTCCATCCCTATCCATGTTTACGTTCTTCTTTATCGCATCGAGCTTTCCCTGTATCTCTGCGGTGAACCTACCGTACTGATGCTTGGGAGATATTCTCCTTAGCTGGCTGGTTATCTGTGTTCTCAGGGTCTTCTGGGCTGCCATCTCTGCATACTCGTCAGCCATGCGTATAGCCTTGGTTAAGCCTTCTGGGGTCTTAACATTCTTGACAGCAGTGAGCATCTTGCCCCTTGCCTCTAGCGGCAGGTGCTTCTTGGAATAGGTTACCAGTTCCTTTTTAGCAGCATCATACTGTATCCTACGGGCTACCCACCGAGAATACAACTTCTGGATAGCCCTAACGGGCTCTAAGCCAGTAACGGTAACCTCTAAGCCCTCGGGGATTTCACCTGATATGGTCTCCCCTTCGACTTGGGCGATGGTTTCATAGGGGACTCTTAATCCCTCCATGAAATCCTTGCCTACAAACACTTCCTCATATTTAGTTTTCTGGTCAGGTGTAATTATTGCCTTTGAAGCTCTGTTGCCTTCAGGGAAACCATAAACCTCATCCCCTAGAAAAAGCTCTATCTTCAGGTTATGCTTTCTTGAAAGTGTCTTCAGTCCCCTGAGTTGTGCGGCAGTGGGCTCTCCAATCATAGCTAGGTCTATATCGCCCATCTCCCCGATTGGCTTACTAAGAATTGAGCCAAATACCCTTATATCGCCCCCAATCTGAACTATTGCCTGTTCTAATTCTGGGTTGGCGCTAACAGTCCCCCCTTCGGCTTGGGTGGTGGTAGTAGGGGCAGCCTGATATTCAGACACATCCTTCCTGACAATGTTTGTCCCTTCTTCTTGGGCATAACCTGCCCTCTTATAAAGCCCCAGATTTTGCTCCCTGACGGCTATTCTTAAATACTGCTTCCCTTGTTCCTTAGCCATATTGCCAAGTTGGTTGTCTATTTGAACCAGCATTGAACGAGTCAGTGTACCCTCTTTTTCTATCGAGACACGGTTGACAAAGAGGGAATCCTCCTGTGGAAATGTTACCACTGCACCAACAACCTCGTCACCCGCCTTGATAGAGTAAACGCCCTCCTCTAATGTGGATGGGATTAGCGTTACCACTTTTGTCTCCATTTGTTCCTTGATAGCAGGATGGCTCTCAAGGTATTCATCTCGGGCAATATCAAGTGCTTCTGAAAGGGCTGCCATCCCTTCAGGTGTCTTGGCAATCTCGTTAGCAGCTTTCTGCTGTGCCATTTCCTCGGTGAGCCCTGCCTTTACAAAGCGCCTTACCTGTTCATCATACTGTTGGCGAACCGAAGATTCTAGGTTATTATGGAATGTTCTATATGAAGCACCCCCACCGATACCAGCAAACGGCAAGGAGGCAATAGAGCCTTGCAGCCAAGCATCAGCCACTCCGTCAAGGACACCCTGTGTTTTATCAAAATCCCTCACGATTAAATTGTGGGCTACCTGTGTTATAACTTCTTCTAGCCCCTCGGTTTGTGTAAGCACTACCCCCGTAAGCAGTGATTTGGTAAAACGATTAGCCGTAGTCTTTTTAAGTACGCTCCAGAAAGGCTTGGTAACCGCCTGTAGTGGCTTGAACACAAGACTCAAGAACGGCAAATCGGAAATCGTTTCAATCGTACCTGCAAACAAACCGTAAAATTCTGCGGGCTTCCTTGCCTGCTCAATCGGTACGCCCCTTTCTACCAATTCGTTTAGCATGTCACCCGTTTCGGGTACGGCGGCAACCATTAACCCCATAGGGATTCCCGCGGCAGGAGTTCCTACAATAGAACCTATGACCATAGTGCCCATAACGGCAAAGGTGTAGGCGAGACTGCTCGTTATGGTATATCCCCACCAACCAGCATCCCTGAATAACTCAGGGTTTTTCCAAGCACTTTCGAGGTATTCTGGTCTGGGGACTAATTCGGGGTGTTCATTCCAAAATTCCTGATGCCCCTGTCTCCTTCTAACGTAAGCATCTATAGTATGCTGTAATGCCCCTTGGTATTCATCCAAGGCTGACGAGTATGCAAATTCAGGGTCTATTGCAGTTGTACGCGTACCTACGGAATATGGCAAGTCAGGGTCAGGCGCAGACGGTGGCTGCGTGAAAAGTGCTATTTCTGCATTTTGTCGAAGGGTCGCCCAACCAGCAAGAAAGCCATCCCATACATCCTTTTTCTTACTTTCAGGGATATACTCTGGCATAGTCATAGCACCCGTTACATTTGCGCCTAATTGAGAAGGCTGGTTTTGGTATTCTGGGTCGATAGCAATATCGTACTCTCCACCTGTATACGTCACCTTGCCAATCGTTGTGTTGCCACTCACGATAGAATAATCGGGCATAACCCTCAATCCTTCACCTACATCAAGTCCCTCCTCTGGGATTTCAGGCATTACTTGGGGAGACGTACCATAGGGGGTTTCCGTTTCAGTCCCAGATTGCTGAAGTACCGATGCCCAGTAATCCTTTCCCTCCTTGTATTTCCGTGCGGCTTCCTCATTGCCAAATAATTTCGCAATTAAATATGCAGTTTGGAGTCCAAATTCCTGTAATCCTGCCCTGCGTTCACCCGCATAGCCAATGGGTTCTTCTGGGGTTTCAGTGACAGGAGGAGCTTTCATATAACCAGCTTTAACAAGGGCATCAACCGTATATTGATGAGGGAAGCTACTGGGGTCTTCTATCGAATACCTACCCTGTGGATACATCTCCTTCATCTTGGATTGGTAGTTCTGTTCTATTAAATCCTGCTGCACTTCATACGTGAGCTTATTCCAATTAGGAGTACCGAGCTTAACGTCATGTTCGGCTGCCTTTCTGAGTTCCTTCTCTCTGGACTCCTTAGAACCCGTAAGAGCCTGCTGGATAATATTACTGGCGTACCCGCCTGACATCTCTCTATTGATAGCATCCTGTGTTATGGGAATCTGGTCAGCATAGCCCAATTCCAAGAGTGCCTTGTTAGCCCTCATTAACCTGTCCTCTGCATTAGCACACTTTCTAGCCCTGCAAGTAGCCCTAAAAAGAGACTTCTTGTAAGCCTCTGATTTCTGAACCCTACGGGCGTTTTCGGCGTGAAGCTCCTGAGTTTTCTGCGTATATCTATCTACAGCCTTATTAGCCTGCGACTCCACAGAAGCAGCAAAGCTACTGGCTATATCAACGGTTTCCCACCATTCCATTATTTCTTCCTCTTTTGGGTTGAGGGTTTCCAGCCCGTTTTCCTCATTGCGCCATAAACATATTTATCCTGCCTCTCCTTATCGCGTGGGAATTTCTTTCTAGCCTCAGTCTTCAGTTTCCTTTCTAACTCCTTTGGCATAACACTCCTATTGAGAAGCAATCCTCTTATTTACTCCGAGCCTGACATCGGGCGGGAACATAGATTGTGACCTTCTTACATATTCTGCCCAACCTGCTTGTTGGTTGGCAACCATGCCCTTTATCTTGGAAGGTGCATCTCCCCTCAGACGCGTAGCAAAACCTGCCCTGCCCCATCCTAGATAACCCTGCATAAACCTTTGCTGGTCAACACTTAATTCTGTCTGTGCGCCCAACGGCACAAGTTGCCCTGCCCCCTCGGGAAGTTCTTTTTCCCTACCATAACCCCGCCCCATCCCCCTGCCACTGGATTTTTGAGGCAACACATCTTCCCCTGTTTCATAAGGTCGTCCTTCACTTATAAGGGGCTTCATCCACTCTGGAATATCGAAGCCAATATCCGCATAATTCGCCCCCATCCGCTTACGAAGTCCTGCAATTCTAGTATCTACGAGTTTGCGATAGTAATAATTGCCCAGACCTGTAAGACCCGCCCTTAATTCACGAAGCGCTGCAAGTTCTATTGCATCACCACTTATTAACGAAGGTTGAAGCCCCCCTCTTATGCCGTAGGTATCTGGATACAGGTCGCGGTATGCACTTGTTCCCAATTTAGCCAACTGAAAACTAGTGAGTTTACGGGTATCTTCACGAGATAACCCTCCAGACTGTACTGCGGCTGCTATAGCTTGCATGTTGGGGTCACCACGAGTTCCTACTCCACCTATCCTACTTAATACTTGTCCTGTAGTTTCCCTTTGTCCTTCAGCCATTTAACAACTCCTGTAATTCTTCTTGTGCCGCCATATCCTTTTGTATTTTTCTTTCTGCTGGCGTAGCCTTTCTTTGACCATAGGGCATCTCTCCCATCTTGCCTAGCCTATTATTGGCACTTACCATCATCGCTACTGTCTTTGCCTTAGCATTAGTCATTATGTTTCCCATTATGCCCCCATTTGTGCTCTGGGACTGGGAACATCAGCCATTCCAGAGTTCCTCCCTCTCTTTCGGACAGCATCTTGGGCTACTCCCATGCCTTCACCCGCTTGGTTTGGAGGACGAGACCCCACTCCTAAATAGGGTTCTTTCCCCAATGCCGCGGTCTGAGCATCAATTTCCTTTATGGCATCAAGAGCCTTGGTCATTCCAAATTCCTCCAAGGCATCTCTCCCCATGGCTGCCCTAACTATCGGGTCTTCTAGCGCTGCCTCAGCTACATCTTGACCCATCTCATCCTCTATCTCTTGCGCAGACATATCGAAGTATTCCCTGAGCATCTTCTCCTTGCTGATTGCGCCACCTTGCCAGAGAGCTTTTCCGAGACCCTTGCGGGTATCAGTGGCTTCAGGAGGTTCAGCAAGCAGTGCTACTTCACAATCGTAATAACCCTTAATGTCAGAAACCCTGAGAATCTGGTATACTTTAGGACTATCAGCCGAGAGGTTCTTAATCATTACATCATGCTGGTAGACCTGCTCTATAATCCTCAAACCCATTCCCAGTATAATAGCCAGAGCTTCCTGTAAGCTCATAAAGGCATCCTTGTATTGCGATTTAGCTGTAGCTATCAGGGTCTCTTGGTGTGTCCCGCTGTATACCCCCGTAGGTCTTACCCCGCTAATCGCTGCGGGTGCAGCCGCTAATTGCTGCATTATCTGAAATTCTGCAAACAATCCTTCAGGTGGCTTATCCCCAGACAGGACATCAATTTCCATCTGACCTTCTATCTCAAATAAGAGTTTTTCTGGGTCAGTAGGAACGCCATGAGGATAATACTGTTTAATAATCTCTGGGTTACCCCTGAACTTATACCTCGGGAACGCATGGCGGGAATTGATAGCGTCAATGAAAGAGAGCATCCTTGACTCCATAATAAACATATCCTGCTTCCCGTGTATTATCGGTCTATATTCATACTCGGGCTTACCGTCATAACCACTCTGCCCTGCCATGGCGCTGAAGTGCACATAGGGAACAAAGCCAAAGATATTTCGCTGTACCTCCCCCTTTAACACGGGGACATCATCGAGGATAAAACATCGCCAGTCACAAGAGTAGTAGCTTATCCATGTAACCCTTTCGTCTGCCTTCCTGTTCTTGACATCAAACACCCATCCATTCTTGAGACACAAGGCTTCAGCCTCAGAGACAGTCATTTCAAAACACTCTATCACCTCTAGCGGCATAAGTCCATCATGGGCAGTAGAGCAATAGACGTTAATAGGGTCTGGGATGGTTAGATAGAGAGGGAAGTGGTATAAGCGCTTCTCCCTGTATTCCATTAACTCCCTAGCGTCTAATGAGTCAATGGGTTTACCGTTATAGTCCCCAAAGTAAGTGTCATCCATGTTGAGTTTAATAAGACCCTCCCCACGGAGTAGGACTTTCTTTGCAACATCTTTGATTTGCTTGCGACTAATCTTCAGGAAGAAGTTTCCCCAAGTCTCCAGTTCCGCAGCCTGCCTGCGACTCTCATCAGAAGGTCTGCGAGCATATACTGTCATCTTAGGGTTATCGAGTGTAAATACCCTCACTCCAACATCAATCCAATCCCGAGCCGTTGAGGGCTTGCGGGTAGGATACCGCTTAGGCACTTGGGCGCTAAACGTCAGTTCATAAAACGTATCTATTTCCTTTTGATTTTGGTGATGCGTTTGATAATAGCCCTCCCAAGCTATGAGCTTACCCTTTATTTCTTGTATCGTTGGAGCTTGTGGTTGCTTCATAATCTATCTCCCTCTGAAGGTTTGTCTTGCGGGTTCTCCTATGAACCTTATGTCGGGCAATCTGCTATCTGTTCCTCGGAACATAAACTTATTTGCCAATAAATATATTATTGCTTTGCATCCATGGTCATTCTTGCGCAGAGGTACTCCTGAGTTCTTATCTCTCATCCATATACCGCCATAGTCTTCCAGTGGTGGTCGTCCTCCACCCATTTCCGAGATAATCCCCCTGCATTTGGGGTCAAATACAAAACCTGCCTGTAAGGTGATTGGATGCTGTTTCAGGTAGGTGCGAAACAGGTCTATCCCATCCTCTACATTTACCTTCTTGTAAACTAAGGCTATCTTCGCCTTCCCTCCCCATACTTCCTCTGGAGAGGTCATTCCTTGATGCTGTGTGCCTGCTATGTCAATAGCACCACCTACCACATTGTCCCACCATGGCTTCTGCTGGCAAATGGTGATAATATCCTCGGTAACATAACCAGAAAGATAAACCTCATCTATACACTGAAACTGTCCATTTACCTCTTGTACGGCTTCGACAGCATAGAATGACCTTGTACCTACATCTATAGCAAGTTCTACTGGTAAGTCCTTGTTAAAGGGGCATTCCTTTACGTGTATAGGGTTGGCGAACTCTTTAATTACCCTTCCAGTCTTAGGAGCAGGGATTCCAGCAAACCTTTCCATGAATCTCTCATGGGTCATGCTGGCTTTCAGTTTTAATAGCTCAGGGTCATTCTCACCCTCTGGGAATACATAAGGGTTAGCCCACGAAGGGATAGAGAACGACTTGAGTTCAAGGTTATTGTAAGACTGCCCAAGTTGATACAGTTCAGAATACCAACTTGTGTATTCTTCTTCTTCCAGTGTTCCCGTAAAGCTCAGGAAACCTCGCTTCTCTGCAACCCTTGAACGAGAACGTAGAAAAATCTCGTAGTCCAACTGGGCAGCCTCACATCCACCAATTCCATCAGGAGCTAGAGTAGCAATCTTCTCGGGATACTTTGCCGACTTCGTAACGAATTGTGTGCCATCACTTAGAACCATCTGGGCAGGGTCAATCGCTTTCGTCAGGTGCTTAATTTGCCCCAACTGTGCGAAAGCCTCTACCAGATGCTCCCAGTCTCCACGGCAACCCTCGTAATCAGCGCCGACCAGCCAATAGAGTCCATTTTCTACCTGTGGTATACACTTATCGACATACCAGTGTTTCAATAACTCCATGGCATTGACTCTGGACTTTCCTGCACGTTCCCCACCAGTAACAAGTTTGTTTCTGGATTGGTCACGATGCACAATCCACTGAGCATCTGTGGGCTCATAGCCCACTGCCTTGAAGATATACTGCGTAGCTTCTTCTACTCCCATTATGGTATTATGTCTATCAGTTTGACAGTAACCTCCTCATTTGCCTGCGTGAGTTCTTCTGGGTTAATATACCGTGCACTAGCTAAGTAGTCATACCTCGCTAGTAACAAGTGCATCGCCTCGTGTTTAGCGGTTTTCTTAATATTTGAACCAACTGGAAAAGATGAGTTCAGGGAAACCTCAGCCATACAATCATTCGATACATAACAAATCTGAGCCAAGGAAGTAGCCATTTCCTTAATCGTAAACTTAACATCCCACCCAGTCAACCCAAACAATTTTTGGTACTTTATGAACTCATGCTTGAATGTTTTGAGATGAGCCCTAGTTGCTTTTACCTTCTTTTCATCCGTCAATTCCACACCGCTAAGGGATAATCAATTTGAGAGCCCGCGGTATTACCACCCCAGTATGTGTCAGGGGTAGGGGGTTGGTAATCCCACCATATAGGACGAGGTGGAAACCACGGCTGAGGATAAGGTCGCCCACAACACGGGCAACGCGGTGGGTCACAATACGGGCAATAATGGTATGTCCCGTTCTCTCCCACGTAATGACAACATGCAGTTGCCATTAAAACACCTTCGTTATCCAGCAGTTGTATCCTGCCTTCAGTCCAAGCTGTTCAGCGGCAGCATCTCTTGAGGTAGCAGTAATGGTCTCTACAGTCCAGACACCATCCACGAAACGGGAAACCTTCCAGTCGTACTCTACTGGGTCTTGGTTCACGCTGTTAAAACCGACAAAGCAATCGTAACCCGCGCGTAGTCCTAACTCCCAAGCAGCACTCCTTGCAGTCCATGCAGATACATTTGTAGCAACCCAGTTAGAGTCTTCATCGCGGTATTCTACTGTGTACCACTTCTGCACATGATACAGGTGGCAGCATTCCTTGCGACACACATCGAAGGCTGATACCGTTGACGGTATTAGCAGTCCTATGATACATGCCATAGCTATTAGTCCTTTTATTATCTTTTTCATAATCAAATCCTCCTTATTAAAGTTTAGTGTAGTAGCCTCCTTTCTTATTAAAGCAATCGGGCATTTTGTTTAATATGGTGGGTGAGATAGGATTCGAACCTACTTAGCGATTAAGCGGTAGATTTACAGTCTACTGCGACTCACCATCTTCGCCGCACACCCATGGCGACTCTGGCGGGAATCGAACCCGACACCTTTACTTCGACAGAGTAACATGCCTCTCCAATACACCACAGAGTCATTTGGTAGCGGGGGACTGAATCGAACAGCCTATCTCAGGGTTATGAAGCCTGCGAGATACCGTTTCTCTACACCCGCGATGTTAAAAACGTGATGCTATCAATGGAAAGATAACAAAGATTAGGATGAAAATAATTATCAGCTTAATGAGCCAAGGCTCACTTAATCCAGCCCTTTTTCTTGGCGCATGGCAGACAGCATGGCGCGAGGTCACGGATTCTGTCTCCGTGCACCTGTATGATTTTGCTCCTCCACACGAACCGCTGGTTCGGTTTGATGATTCCCTTACACTCACGGCACTCCTGCCGCCTCTCGCTGTTGTAAATTGTTAAGGCTTCCATGGTTCATCCCTTAGCCTCCTTTTTATATTCGCGCCCGCGGGTTCAATGCCCTAACTGATTCCTTAACGACACCAGCTTTCATACAAGAGATAATGCCTGCTGCCTCCCAATAATTTGCTACATAGATAAATTTGGGATGCCGTTGAACATTACAAATCGTCTTGTTCTCTTTGACGATTATCACTGGAATACCTTGCTTCAGGCAAGCTTCGTGAGGTTTCCCAAAGCAGTAATCGGGGGATACCATTACGTCAATGTCCCCTACAGTCAAACCATTATCTGATAT